GCTTGAACAGCTTCAAAAATTTCAAATGGATGTTTAATTGTATGTCGATCTGGACGTTTCATCATATATTATATATCTATGTTTCGTTTAGTTTTGAACAAAAAATTCATCGACACAACTTACAAGCATATTGCATCGCTTCGAAACAAGATAGTTGAATATCTTGCTATTTCCGTTGTTAGGACAAGCACGATAGCATTCTAATATAGAGTCTTTGATGTGTTGAGGAGTCTTTGCCAAATCAATTACTGTGCTATTACGAACATAGTTACGATAGACCGCATCATTCATAGCCTGTTGTAAACGGTTGTCTTTTGCTGCAATGAGCCATTCATCAATGCGCTTAGCACTGAGCGGAGTTTGGCGACTGCCGTCGACAAAGACACGATCTTCAGACAAGACATTAGGCACACCATCTCCGCTATCACCTCTAAAGACATGCTCAAGTAGATAGCGTTGAGGATTGGGCTCTTTAACAAGCTTTTTAGTCATTGGGCTCCACTGTGATACATTATCATACTTTTGTAATTGAATAAAATCTTTGTCTGCGCTAATAATCATAACTGGCTCATGAGCACCAAACTCTTGAGTGCTTTCTACAAGAGTGCCAATAATATCATCTGCTTCTGCCTTTTGTATGCATACAACTGGATAGGGTAGATGCGCAGAGATTTCATCGCGAACTACATTCATAATACTAAATATTTCTTTCCAATCTACGTCAGATTTTTCACGAGACTTTTTGCGTGATGCTTTGTATTCTGGATAATAGTCTTTACGCCAGCTGCCGCCATCACACGCCAAAACGAGGCGACCATATTTTTCGCGATATTTAGTATTATACATCCTCAACGAATTGAGGATAATGTGTCTCATAAAATCCTCGGTTATCTTTTCTGGGCGAGTCTGCGAAAAGATGGCTGAGATTGCGATGCCTGAATAGTCAATTAGTATCATGATGTTAGGTGTCTATCTTACACTATTTTTCAGTGTTTGTAAACTATTTTTTCCATAGTCCTTTTATTTTGCAAATTTACAATTATCAAAATGCCACCGTGTCATTAAATAATCTGCTCCAATTTTGTCACAAAATGGACATCTTTTGGTCGGCCTTTTCTTTCCAGTCCAAGCTTGCTTTTCTCTTTTCTTTGCAGAATTAGACATTTTCTGTTTTGCTTCTTCTGATGGCTTTGGTCTATTTTTTGCAGAATTAGACATTCTTTCTTTAGTTTTATCAGTTCGGTTTTTTCCTCTATTAGAATCAGCTCTTTTTTTCTTAGTTTCATCAGATTGTGTTTTTCCTTTAAGAGAATTTGATATTTTTAATTTTTGTTCAGGTGTTCTAGGACTTCGTCTATGATTATCTATTATCTTTTTCCACTTATCATCATTTATCATCATAACCATTTTTTCGCGTGCTAAATCCCGACGTTCATTAGTCCAAGAGTTTTTTGATTTCATTATAGCATCTTCTCCCAGATCTCCTCCTTGACCACCTGGAGCTAAATTATAACACATCGGGTTTTTTATAATTTCTTCAGTAACAAGTTCAGCTTCTTTTGCATTCATGTCTTCCTTACAATCACATATATAAAGAATTTCCTTTATGAAGTTTTCTTTTCCATATTTTTTGATAGCCTTTTTCAATAAAAGGCCGGATCCTAAATATGAATCATTTTCATCATCTGTTTGGTGTTGCCCAATATAAAATTTACCATTTAATATGCACGTTGTTTTATATACAATATATTTGACCATATTGTATTTATATTATAACTAATTTATTAGTTTATATTTTTCTTTTAAGCTTTTTAAATGGCTACCTTTAATTCGACAACAAATAAACTCGTTGTAATAGTCATCTGTGAGCAGCACTTCACGACTAAATTGTTCTTTTGCTTCAAGATATGACAGCTCTCCTTTGGTCTTGCAGAGATGAATAATTCGTCGAGTAAAATCTGTCTTTCGCTCTTCTACCAAAGACTTGACAGTTTCACTGCTGCCATAATAGCTTTGCCAATCAGACTCGACAATTTTAGTTCTCTTTCTCTTTTGTCCTTTAAGTGGAGGCAATTTTCTCTTGCCTACTAATAACTTTTTTCCGATATATTTTTTGTTGTTAGAGCAGTCAGTAATCTCATAGACAAACCCAATATATCCTTCATCTATCTTTTGAGATGCTTCAACTCCAGTAAATGGGCGTTCATTATATAACCATGTCATATACTATCTATTCATCATCTTCATATGAATCGTCTTCAGTGCCATAGACACGATGCGTTCCACAAAACGGACAATATTCTGGATAGAGTTCTTCGCGCTCTAAGTTTTCAAAGTCTTCTTCGTCGTCACAATAGTATTTGTCATCTTCATCATCCCATGAAACTTCATATACATACTTACATTTTGGACATCTATTATTTTCTATCATTGTTAATATATTTAAATTAATTTCTGTTATTTATAATGATAGAAGGTTATGCTTCACATGTACTGCATGTCAAGATAGAGCGTGCAAGTTCTTGAGCAGGATTCGCGCTGCGCTGATAATACAATCCTTTAATGCCTTGTTCCCAAGCAAAGATCATAAGTTCATTGACATCTTTTGGCTTTGCCTTAGGAGATATCATTAGGTTTAGACTTTGACCTTGATCAATAAACTTTTGTCGTTGCGCAGCCTGAATGATAATTTCTTTTTGTGAAATTTCACCGAATGTCTTAAATACTTCTTTTTCCGAGTCGCTCAAGCATTCAAGATGTTGAACGCTGCCACCGCGTACAAGTATATCTTTCCACGTTTCGCTGTTGTCTTGGCCCTTTTCTTTAAGCAGCTTGCTAAGATATGGATTTTTGTAGGTAAATTTACCCTTCGCGAGATCTTTTACAAAATAATTGCTGTTTAGTGGCTCAATGCTTGGGCTGACTTGTCCAAGAATAAATGAACTGCTTGTGGTGGGAGCGATCGCGAGTGTAGTAGTGTTACGGCGACCATATCCCTTTAATAGTTCGGGCTCACCATATTGCTTAGCAAGTTCTGATGTAGCATCATCACACCGATCACGCATAGTGCTAAATATTTCTGCATTCTTAAACTTTGCATCGATGCTTTCGAATGGAATCATGAGTGATTGTAAATAGCTATGCCAACCAAGTACTCCAATACCGAGTGCTCGCTGATTTATTGCAAATCTACGAGGAGCCTCCATAAACTTGATGCCATTAGTCTTGTCGATAAACTCAGTCATGACTGCGTCAAGAAAATATACAAGTGTTTCAACAGCGTCGGTCTGTGATAGCTCATCCCACTTTTCAAGATTTAAAGATGATAGATTGCATACAAAACTTTCATCAGCATTGGTTGAGAGATAAATTTCATTGCAAAGATTAGATGCATAGATTTTTTTGCCTTTGTCTTTATAGACTTGCGGCGCAGCGTTGTTTGCGTTGTCAGTGAAGAAAAGATATGGATATCCAGACTCAAATCGTTTTTTAATGACTGCACCCCATGTTTTGCGTTTGTCTTTATCGCCTTCAATCATGCTGCGCATCCACTCATCAGATACGCAAACACCAATAGAAAGATCTTGAATGCTGTTGCCCTCTCCTCGAATGCCAAGAAATTCATTGATGTCACCATGATCGATTGGAAGATATGCTGCAAAACTGCCACGACGAACATTGCCTTGAGACACATAGTTTACCGTTGAATTGAAGACTGTAAGTTGATGATGCACACCGGTTGCAGTTCCTCCGCTGCTAATTTCAGATCCGCGTGGACGAATGTCTCCAAAATATGCAGAGGTTCCTCCGCCAAGTTTTGACATCATTGCAACTTCACTTATTTTATCAAAGATGCCTTCCATTTGATCTGGAATATAACTTCCAAAACAAGAGATAGGTAATCCGCGTGATCGACCAAAATTACTCCAAATTGGACTGGACAATGAATAGTATCCAGCATGCATATAAGATTCAAATTTGTCTGCCCATCCAGATATGTTTAAAATCTTTTCAGCACTTTCTGCAATATCGCGTATGCGTTGTTCTGGAGTTTCATTTTCTAACAAATATCCTCGCTCTAAAAAACGTCGCGAGTCCTTATTTAACCAATATATTTTTTCATTCATAATCTAGATCTATATATCTTCAAAAAAGATCGTCTTCGCTGAAACTTTGATTTTTCTTAGCGTTTTTCCTTTTTTTCCAAGCTTCTTTTAATTTTTGTTTAGTTTCTTCGCTGTGTTGTTTTCCATACATAGGATTTCCATTGCCCTTTACACGAGCACTAATTTTTTCTCGTGTTTTTAAACTTACTGGATTTACTTCATAATATTCTTTCATTATTTTAGAATGTTCTTCTTTGTTTTCATCATTTGACCAGCGTTTTTTATTTCCACTTGAAATTTTATTTCTAGATTCTTCATCATGCCATGGCAACCCATTACATTTACGACTATTTACTGCTTTCTCATAAACTTCTTTACTACGTGATCTTTTTTCAGCATTCTGCTTATCAATGCATTCTCGTGATTTCAGTTTTGACATTTTTCTTTTTGTAGTTTTTGTTAGTTTATAACCACCTTTATTTACAAAATTTGATTCACCATTGCTTCTGTTGAAAAACATATCATTATTTTTAGCATCTATTTTACTTAAAAATTTATGTTCATATATAAGAACTTGTTCTTTTGTATCAAAATGTTTAATTTTTTTAATATGAAATGAATTTAGACCCTCATCTACTATTATTTGTTTTATTATTTTAGATGATGTTTGATATCCCGTTTCAGTCATAAAATTATTAGAATCGGGACTTGAATACTTACATCCAGCATAATATCGTTGAGTAGGTAAGTGTTTAATAATATAAAAATATGGTTTATATTGCATATTTCTATTTATACAAACTACCTGTTGAATACAATATTTTTTAAAACAAATCTTCTTCTCCAAAACTTTGATTGCTTTTAGCATATTCAACTGGACGCTGAAAAAAGAAATCGGTCATATTATTACCATGCAACTGCTCATCAAACCATAGCGTATCTTTTAAGAGTTCGCTATCAATTTCAAATGGAACCTTAAATCCAATTGTAGTCATACTTTCATTGATGCGAG